GGATACATATACGTACCAGAATTAATCGTAGGTACTATCAACGTACCAGAACAAACTAGGATAGATCTATCCTGTCACGCATCGCGTAACGCAACTCGGGAACTGGTTTCATAAGGGTGAGGATGATGGGGACAAAATCGAGGCGAAAAAAAAGGCAGGCCCGAAGGCCTGCCCAAAGAGTGTGACTAGTTGCTTAGTGTTTAGCTATCTGTTCCTGCAGCAGATTGTATGCTGTTATTAGTGGCTTGTTGATTGCCGCCACGTCGAAGTCGTCGCCCGCGGTTTCGATCAGATCAATGAGCTTGCTTATGCGATCACTGATTTTCACTATATCGAATTTGCTCGGCGCTTTCTTGCTCTCAGCTTTCTTGCGGCGCTCGTATGCTGGCATGTTAAGCGCTTTCTCCGCACGGTCTAGACCATCGCGCATTTTCTGCAGCACATTCTTGCGCTGACTAGTAAGGTACGCGCGGCGCTTATGTAGCAGCAGGTCTTTATACTCGGTTTTAGAATAGTCCATAGCTTTACAAAACTCAGCCATAGTGCTATCAACCAGAAACGAATCTGTCGGACACCAACATAGCGCCGTGGCTATGTCTTTCAGTAACAACCGATAAGACTTAACAGATAGCAAGCTAACCTTGTCTTTGCTGTCCGGCGATACACTATGGCCCACACGATAGCCCGCCGTATACAGTGTACGGTAGCTTCGTTCGTTCTCGTCAATGTTGGCATTGATTGTGCCGAGGGCCTCAATGCGCGTGTTTGAATCCTTTACGAACGCCGTGGCTGTGATTGCTTTAAAGGTAGTTTTCATAATCGTTTTCCATTCAATGATAAGCCGTCTCGTATTGTGCGAAACACAACACCGCCGACTTGGGAACTACTATAACTACTTCTAGGCTGATTACAATAGAATACACGACAAAAGCAGGATAGGTCTATCCTGATTCCCAAAGCCCCAAACGCCGTGGGGCGAAGGGTACGGGGGTGGGTACCCCCCGCTGCGAAAAAATCTGTGGCGCGCCTGTATATTACTAGTTTAAGCGAATAAATTGGTTTTTTTGGAAACACCCCCCTTCTCTTCATAAGTACCTAGTGGTAAAAAATTATTTTTGGTGTATTATGATTACTTCTGGTTAACTACCTGCAAATATTATGAATCTATTGATCGAGCCTGAGCTAGGCGTACCGTTTTCGGCGGATACCCCTTATATAGACCTAAAGACGCGAGCAGAAGCCGCGTGTAATACTGCTGTACAGCTAGCAGAACATGGGCTAGACCTTACTCCGCTAAAGGAAGACAAAGATGTTGCAGCGGGTTTAGTCACTAGATACGCCGAAAACCCCGAAGAAATCTCTAAACAGGTCACTTCCGCTCGAATGGCTAAAATGCGCCCCGCTTCTTTAGTTATGACTGACAAGATCCTGCAAGAATTCGGCCACTCTATAGTAGAAAACTCCTTACAAGTGCGTCATCTAGTGACAAATAAGTTGTTACTTGAGTCAGATAACGACGATGCTAAGATACGCCTGCGCGCACTGGAACTACTTGGGAAGATTTCAGACGTGGCGTTGTTCGCAGAGAAGTCTGAAATCACTATTACCCACCAAACCAGCGATGATCTACGTGCAAAACTGCGCGGGAAGCTAGAAAAGTTAGTCAACCCCCCTCCCGCAATAGAACACGCTACGATTATTGACTCCACACCATTGTCGCTCGACGACGAACTAGGGGAACTACCGCCAGTTGAATACGACGACTGATTTCTCCGATGACGAAATCCGGATAATGCTGGATAACCTCGACAAGTACAACGATACCGAGGTCGAGGAGATACACCGCATCGTAAATGAGCTTGAAGCGCGCAAGCACAACCAAGCTGCATACGACGATCTTATAGAATTTTGTAAGGTAATGATGCCCGACTTCATTGTGGGCAAACACCACCGCATTTTGGCCGATATGTTGATGGATATTGAGAGAGGGGACAAGGACAGGGTGTGTGTAAACATCCCCCCGCGTCATGGTAAGTCTCAATTAGTGTCTATATTCTACCCAGCATGGTTTTTAGGTCGAAATCCAGACAAGAAAGTTATGATGGTATCCCACACCACCGATTTGGCGGTTGATTTTGGTCGTAAAGTACGTAACTTGATCTCTGATAGTTCGTATAAGGCTATATTTCCTACGACAAGCCTAGCCTCTGACTCCAAATCCGCCGGGCGCTGGAACACCAGCGTAGGGGGCGAGTATTACGCCTGTGGTGTGGGATCTGCGCTGGCTGGTCGTGGTGCGGATCTTCTACTTATTGATGACCCCCACTCTGAACAAGACGTAATCAACGGTAATTTCTCTATATTTGAGAAGGCTTACGAGTGGTACACGTTCGGTGCTCGTACGCGCCTGATGCCGGGGGGTCGTGTGGCTATTATCCAGACTCGTTGGCACATGGACGACCTGACGGGGCGCGTAGTCAAGGATATGACGCAGAACGAGCGCGCTGACCAGTTTGAAGTAGTAGAATTCCCCGCTATTCTAGAGATTGTGAAAGATAACAAGGTTGTTGAGAAACCGCTATGGCCGGAGTTCTTCGATCTTGAGGCGCTCCTTCGTACTAAAGCGTCGATGCCCAACTTCCAATGGAACGCGCAGTATCAGCAGTCTCCCACGGCAGAAGAAGCGGCTATAGTTAAACGAGAGTGGTGGCGGGTATGGGGAGGAGAACGTCCTCCCCCCTGCGAGTATTTGATAATGACGTTAGACTCTGCGGCTGAGAAACATAACCGTGCGGATTACACGGCGCTGGCTACGTGGGGGGTGTTTTTTAACGAGGAGACTGACCTACACAATGTCATATTACTAAACTCTATCAAGAAGCGGTTGGAATTCCCCGAACTCAAAACGATGGCGTTGGAGGAGTACAATACGTGGGAACCCGACGCATTTATCGTAGAGAAGAAAAGCTCAGGTGTGGCGCTTTACCAAGAGATGCGTAGAATGGGCCTACCCATATCCGAATACACCCCACATCGTGGGTCAGGTGACAAGTTAGCGCGACTAAATTCCGTTGCTGACATCATCGCATCGGGTATATGTTGGGTACCCGCTACACGGTGGGCGGAAGAGTTAGTTGACGAGGTGGCGGGCTTTCCGTTTATGGCAAACGATGATTTAGTTGATGTAACAATAATGGCCTTGATGCGCGTCAGGCAAGGCGGCTTTATACGTCTACCCTCGGATGAAGCGGAAGAACAGAAATATTTTAGGTCGCGTAGGGGCGGTAGATTCTACTAATTAAAGGTAAATATAATGGCTATTGAAAAAGGTATATATTCCGCTCCTATGGGTGTGGAGGAAGAGTCGGAAGGGTCTGAATTGGAGATCGAGATAGTAGACCCAGAAGAAGTTACTCTAAGTGACGGCAGCGTAGAAATAACTCTGATGCCCGAGGATGAGCGTGAAAGCGAGTTCGACGACAACCTAGCGGATGAACTTGACGAGAATGAACTTAATGGTGTCGCTGCCACGTTATTGGAGATGGTTGACTCAGATGTTGAGAGCCGCAAAGAGTGGGCCGATATATACGTCAAGGGATTAGACACGCTAGGATTTAAGTATGAAGACCGTATGGAGCCGTGGGAAAACGCATGTGGGGTGTACTCTACTGTGTTAGCCGAAGCAGCTATACGGTTCCAAGCCGAGGCTATGTCCGAGACGTTTCCTGCTGCCGGCCCAGTAAAAACCAAGATATTGGGTATGGAGACTAGCGAGAAGGAAGAGGCGGCCGAGCGCATACGCACCGATATGAACTACGAGCTGACTGAGAACATGGTCGAGTATCGCCCAGAACATGAACGTATGTTGTACAGCCTTGGACTCGCGGGTTCTGCGTTTAAGAAGGTGTACTACGACCCCAATATGGGTAGGCAGGTCGCCTTATACATCCCCGCCGAAGAAGTTATTGTTCCGTATGGCGCGTCTACTATAGAGACCGCCGAGCGTGTGACCCACATCATGCGTAAGACCAAGAACGAACTCAAAAAACTGCAGGCTAGCGGGTTTTATCGAGACGTAGACCTCGGCGAACCACTCTCGTTTCACACCGATATTGAAGAAAAGAAGGCCGAAGAAGGTGGGTATAGCGTAACCGACGATGACCGATACACGCTGTATGAAATCCATATCGACATCTATATTGAGGATTTAGATAAGGACGAGGACGAGATTGCTAAGCCCTACGTCATCACTATGGAGCGCGGGCGAGGTGAGATACTGTCTATTCGTCGTAATTGGGACGAAGAAGATGATTTGGCATTAAAACAACAGCATTTTATCCATTACAACTACGTCCCGGGGTTTGGGTTCTACGGATTGGGCCTTATCCACATCATTGGGGGCTATGCTAAGGCCGGCACATCACTAATCCGTCAATTAGTTGACGCTGGTACGTTATCTAACCTGCCGGGGGGTTTAAAAGCTCGTGGGTTACGTATCAAAGGTGATGACACGCCGATTGAGCCGGGTGAATGGAAGGATGTAGACGTGCCGTCTGGGGCGATCCGCGACAATATCATGCCGCTGCCCTATAAAGAGCCTAGTCAGGTGTTGTTGGCGTTATTGGACAAGATTACTACTGAAGGTCGTCGATTAGGCGCTATTAGCGATATGGACATCTCAGATATGTCCGCAAACGCCCCTGTTGGCACGACTCTTGCGATTTTAGAGCGTACGTTAAAGCCGATGGCCGCAGTACAAGCCCGCGTGCATTACGCTATGAAGCAGGAATTTAAGCTCCTGAAAGCAATAATGGCGAAACATGCGCCCGAAGAGTACGAGTATGAACCCTACCGTGGTGGGGTCATGGCGAAACGCTCTGACTACGAGAGTATAGATGTCCTACCTGTAAGTGACCCCAACAACACTACGATGGCACAACGTGTCGTGCAGTACCAGACCGTACTGCAGATGTCCTCGCAAGCCCCACAAATATACGACTTACCACAGCTTCATCGCCAGATGATAGACGTGCTTGGGGTGAAGAACGCGGAGAAAATCGTCCCGACTGACGACGACGCTAAGCCGGTTGACCCTGTAAGTGAGAACATGGCTGCGCTTGTAGGTAAACCCATGAAGGCGTTTATCTACCAAGACCACGACGCGCATATCACCGCGCATCAGTCGTTTATTAAAGATCCTATGATCGCGCAAGCTATAGGACAGAACCCGCAGGCCAAACAGATCATGGCCTCTATTCAGGCTCATATAGCGGAGCACCTAGGGTTTAGTTACCGTAAACAGATCGAGGAACGCATGGGCGTACCGTTGCCTGTACCTAACGCAGAGCTGTCAGAAGAAGTTGAAGTGCAGTTAGCGCGTATGGCCGCAGAAGCGGGTAAGCAGTTACAGCAAGCTCACGAGCAGCAGGGGGCGCAGCAGCAAGCGCAACAGCAAGCGCAAGACCCTGTGTTCCAGTTGCAACAGAAAGAAATGGAGATCAAAGGGCAAGAAGTGCAGCGTAAGATGCAGAAAGACCAAGCGGACATGCAAGCACAGACCGCCGAGGTGCAACGCAAGCAGCAGAAAGACCAGATAGACGCGCAGATAGCGCAGCAAAAACTAGCCGCCGATACCGAGATGGCTAGGCAAAAAATGACTATTGACCAACAACTGGCGGAACAGAAACTAGAACTAGATCGAGAAGCGCAACAGTTAGACGAGCGCAAGGCAGCCTCGCAACGAGCCGCTGACCGTCGTAGGGACAACACTCGACTTGATGTAGAGTTAATGAACGCCCGCAAACAACCCCCCAAAGGTGATAAGTAATGGCCAGAACAGTATTTGACGTACTGCAAGAAAAAATCTTAGAGGATAAAACCTCTACGCAAGAGTTTCTCGCTGGTGGTGGGGCTAAAGACTTCGCCGAGTACCGAGAACTAACAGGTAAAATCCGAGGT